ATAAAAAATAGTTCTGAAAGTTTCACTAATGAATACTATATTGGTGGAAGATCTATGGGTGGTTTTGTTCTTGCAATGACAATAGTTGCAACTTATGTTGGAGCTAGTTCATTTATAGGAGGTCCTGGTATTGCATATAATCTTGGACTTGGTTGGGTACTACTTGCCTGTATTCAAGTTCCAACTGCATTTTTTACTTTAGGTATTCTTGGTAAAAAACTTTCTATTATTTCAAGAAAATTAAATGCTATAACTATTTTTGATGTATTGAAGGCTAGATATAATAATAGCTTTTTAAATGTTTTACTTATTTCAAATAGTTTTAAATCTGTTTGATTTCTATTTATATTATCTCTCACATTAGTTATTAAGCTATATAGTAGAGTAGGTCTCATTATAGCCATATCTTCACTTAAAGGATTTTTTATTTCTATAACTTCTTCTCCAAAGTTAAATAATTCTTTTGCCTTTTTATTATTAAAGAAAAAATTTTGTCTAATAATAAAGGTAGCACTATTAGATATTTTTTTACATTGTTCCAGTTGTTCTAATATAAAAGGAAAATATTTGTTACTCTTTTTTATCTTATGCTTTTCTACTTTTTTCATTCTTACACCCCCTTTCTTATTGCTTTTATATCCTTATTCTTCAGTAATCAATTCTTTTATTTTGTTATTTTTGTAAATATTCATTAAAAAACTCATCATAATTTTTGAAGTGAATATTTGTTTTGAATACTCCACCTGTTGTCCTTTTACTCTTAAACCCAATAGGGTTTCTATTTTGAATCAGCCCTTGTCTGATTGCGCTCGTAAAGTTGTTATAACTTATCGGGTATTCATGGTTTATAGCATCTACAAATTCTAAATAAGCAGGATAAAGGTGAGTTCTAAAACGACTGCGCATCTTTGCGTTACCAATTCCAAGCCCATTTTCTTCTTCTGTGGTGTAAAAATAACTACAAAATAAAGCAATATGATCTGAATTGATTTTAATCTTTAACGCCTCATCACTTTTTTGTTGCTGCTCTAGAAGTTGTTTTGCCTCTAATGGATATTTAAAAGAATGGATTATCTTGTAAATGATAGCACTAATTTCACCTTCTATTTTATCCATAAAATCGGGGTCTCTATCTTTTTCTGGGATGATTTTATCAAAAGAAAAAATAACCCTCCGTCTTTCTATTGCTCCACTTCTATCAGTAAATTTTGTTGGCTCATTATTAACTACCAAGATAACCGCTGGAATAACTGTGGTAAATCTAGAAATATATTTTTTATCAATTCTAACATCATCGCCACCTGTTACGCGTTTTAATCCAGAGCCTTTCCCGCCGTATGCTTGTTGTTCTGAACAAATCAATAGTAGTTTATCCTCAAATCCATCCATTTCTTTGGGGTCTTCAAAATCTTCTAAAGATGCTGCACTAATATTTTGTTCACCAACTAACATTTTGGCTAATTTAGCAAATACTGATTTTCCACTTCCGCCATGCCCTGTAACTTCCAGATACATTTGCCAGTTATAACGATTGGTAAGAATCATATAGAACGCGGCTAAAATCGCATTTCTCTTATCTTGTTTACCATCGCTTACCCAGTCAAGCCAGTTGTCAAAATTTGGCGTTGGTTGTTTCTCATCAATATAATCATGAGGAATATGCGATAAAAGCCAGTTTTCTTTAGAGTGTTCTGAAAACTCCAAAGTTTTTCTATCTAGAACTCCATTTCTAAAGGCTAATAAACCTCGTTTTGGTGAGCCTACTATCGTAGATTGGATCTTCAATGTTTTCACAATCAATTCAATTGAATTCGCGTTATATCTAAGATTGTTTTCTTCAAAAAAACGCACTGCACCGCTTATTAAATTTCCATCATCATATCGATCCCAACTTACGCCATTATAAGTTAGCGTTTCTTTTGTGAGAGGTATATATCCAAAATCAAATCCTAGATATTTAGAAAGTGCGCGTGCTTTTTTATCTGCCCAATCGCTATCTTTCACCTTCTCTTGCGGCATCAATTGGTCTGCTAAATCAGCTGTCTTTTTATCAGTTCGCAAGCGTTGAATGTAAGAGCTTAAATCCTCTTTCACTTGTGCGGCAGCATCAATGAGTTTCACTTCTCTGGCCGAAGTGTTTTTTGCTAAATTCTGACAAATTGCGGTAATTTCTTCCTGTTTTAATTCGCCATATTGAGCAATCTTCACTAACTGCTGATCTTCTTTAACTATACGCGTTGAAGAAATATTGCTTAATTGTTTCTCGCCTAGAATAACTGGTTTTTGCTTGCTTTCTAAACCTTCGACTAATCGGCATAATATTTGCCATTCTTCACCTTTTCCGTTATCCCATGCTTGCCATGCTTTAGAGCCAGCCAGCACAAATAAATCGGAATAAGGTTCATGCGGTTGATCCGCAAGATGCGGAGCATTAATTAATCGAGCCATCTTTTCCCCTTACATCTACATACTTATAACCATTCGGCATTGATTCAGCTAATCTGGCGTCTGCCGCATTTTGTAAAGTTGAGAGAATTTCAAACAGTCCATCCATAGCCGCCAAAGATAATCCTTTAATTACAGCATCTTCATCACTCATAGCACTTACTGGCGGCTGACATACTGATGCTTTAGATATCATTTCATCAAGATAAATACGAAGGAAGAAGAGTTCATTTCTTACCCGCATCAATGCCGCACACTGTTCTGGGGTGAAAGTTCTGAAAATATCAGCTAATTCAGCAACGCAAGCCATAGTGTAAGGAATAGTGCTTACTTCTTCCCCTTGTCGTTGTCTTACTCTCGAGGTGATTGCGGTGAATTCTGTTTCGTTTAAGCGATTAATATCGATTTTCATGTTATTTGCTCCCTTTTTGTAATTCAATTCTTTCAATCTGTAACTGCTCAATCTGCTCTACCACTTCAACAAGCTTATTGATTAAGTAGTTATTTGCTTGATTAAAGCCTTTTAACGCTCCGTACTTATCATTAAGTTCCGCACCTTGCGACTTAGCCATTTCATTAAGTAACTTTGAGCCAGCTTTTAATCTAATTACTAAATCAGCTAGTTCATTACGGAATTTCACTTTGTGATGAAACTCGTCCGGATAAACTTCAAGGCATCGTTTGTTACTATCTAAAATCAGTTGAAATTGGCGCGAAAGTTGAGAATATTTCGTCATTAACGGATTGAATGGCTCTTTACCTTTAACTTTTCTTTTTAATGTTTGTTTACGCATTTACTTTCCCTCTTCTGATTGTCGCTGCTTTCTTAATTTGCTCGATTGATGCCTCTAGTCCTTTGTAGTGTCCTGTGTGTAGATAATCCTCTGCGAAGGCTAAGAATTGTTTAATACGTTTACAGGCTTTCTCTAGTTGCTCCGGTGTCGGTGTGTAAGGTGTTTTAAATGCCTTGACCGTTTTTGTTTTTCTCATTTCCTACCCCTTATTTTTTCTCAATAAACTCAATGCGTTCTTCCATATCAATCTTGATATAACTCAATAGGTTTTTGATGCCTTTGATAGTGTTTGCGATATCAAAAGAATCCATCTCATTGAATAAATCAGGGTTAAGTGATAATGCTAAGAGCGTGCTTTCTACTTGTCCTAGTCCATCAATATGGAGCTTTAACATTTCAAGCTGACATTGTTCTACTTGGATAATGCGGTTAGTCATGAGCCACCTCCGCGAAAGAGATTGAAGGGAAAGTATTTGCTGATAAGGTACTAGCGTTTTGAAGATTGATTCTTCCAGCAAGCACTAAGACGAACTCACGGGCAAGCTTAGCGCGTGCGTTGCGTTCGCTATCAGCGGTGATACGGATTTTTTGAAGGTGATTTGATAAATCAGTACGGCGAATGGCCGCGAAGATGAATTGATACATTTGCGTAAGTTCCAAAGTTAGATTTTCAGGAACTACCGCTAGACTTTCCACGGTCGGGCGGTAGAACGTAACAAGGTGGAAAACTGCCAACTTTGGAAGACAGCCCGTCATAGACGGCTTATTACGCTCTACCATTGAGAGAATGATCGGATTTAGATGTAAAACAAAATCCGCATATTCTTTTGGTGTGCGAATGTTACGAACAAAAAAAGCACGGTCTAATGGCGTGCTGTCGTTCGCCAAAGTTAGATAGTTCAGCTTTCCACGGCTGGCAATCACTTTTTCTGATTGCGTGTTCATAATGCCAAAATTAACTGTGGTTTGTAAAGCGATTTCAACAAAAAACGACTTGAAAAATATTTCATATTGTTTACAATATATATGATTTAAATTCATGGTGATTATTTCCATATTTAGATCCTTGTTAATGATTTTAAAATTTACCTTTTGAGAGATTCTTAAGGTTGAATACGCCGCTTGGGAGAGCCTTGCGGCGTTTGTCTTTTCTATTCAAAGCGGGAATAGGCTTGTCTTTCTTCAATCGCTGAAAGCTCGCCCCCTTTTGCCTTGTAAACATTAATTACTTTTCTTAACTGTTCCGCGTTCGCGACTTCATAGCGAAGATACATTCCTGCACCATCTGAAGTTTTTTCCCATCTACGGCTGATTTTCTCGCCGATATAATCATTCTCTAGCTTGATTACATAATTACGCGCCGAAGTCATTCCCATTGCGTAACCGTCAATCCCGCTAATACTTGAGAAAATGATTCGATTCAGAACTTTTAAGAATTGAGTTGATTTTCTTGCCATGATTTATTTCCTCGTTTGATTAAGCGCGTGCCGCTTTTTGTTCTTCAATCCATTGATTCACTTCTTCTAAATCCCAGCGGACAAAGTTTTGTGAAAAGCGGATTGGTTGAGGAAATTTTTTAGCTTTTACAAGCTCATTGAGTTTGGTGCGACCAAAGCCAACAATATGGCAAGCGATTTCACCGGAGATTAGTTTTTGTTGTGGGTTTAAGTTTTCTGTTTTGTTCATAAGATAATTCCTATCGTTTGTTTAACACTGTGGAGTATCGTCATATTCCGTGGTTGTTCGAACGATAGGAATTTTAGAATGGGAGGTTTGATTAACCGGAAAATTCCAGATTTTTCCAGTATTTTCCGGTTTTGAGGTTTATTAGTTATCTAATTCAACTGAACTTACCCAGTTTTTTAGCGTTTTTCCGCTAGGAAGATGCTTTGTTAGCCCTTTTAATTCAAAGTCTCTTTGTATTACGCCATCTTTGCCTTTTTCGCTGTCATTTGGATCGTAAACGTGTGGGCGTGGATTTTCGGCAACTGCTGCCCCATATTTTATTTGAAGTAGAGCCTTAATAAATTCATTCTTCTTATTTTCTGATGCGGTTGATTTAACATTCGTAGAGTTAGCAGCTTTATCCTTAAGCTCTGTAATGATTCTTTCTTTTTCGATTAATTCCTCTTGTAATAATTTTACCCTTAATTCTAACTCACTCACTCTTTGAGCTTGATTTGCCTTTGAAAACTTGTCTAAGAATACTAATAAGTCACGGTGTAATATACACATATCATCAAGTTTCAAATGAAAACTATTTGAGCCAGTTGGAAGCCTAAAATCGAATCCTTCTCTATATCCTAGTATATCTTCAACTTCATCTATATATCCTAGATCTAATAGTTCTTCTGAATTAAAGTAAGTAAATATTTTTGGGTCTAGTGGGAAATATCCCTCATAAACAAAGCGAAGTGGCTTATCTTCAAAACCCAAAAAAGACACAGTATCAATAGTGCTATTTGAAGGATAATCACCATATCTTTCAGGGTCTAAAAAAACGATGATATTAAACTCTTCGCCCTTTATCTCTACTCTAGTGGAAATGCTGCCATATCCGCTAGTCTTGGTGATTTTCATATTGAATTTTGTCTTATCTACGTGTAAAACCATTCTTTCACCTAGAACAGGAATTGAATCAGCATCAAGATCTTTTCTATTTATCAAATCAATAGATTGCGAATCACCTTGTATGAAAATAGATACCTTAATATCGCTATTTTGTATATATTCTATTAAATCTTTTTCAGATATATCGATACTATGATTTAACCGCATATACTTAACTGTTTCTTTAAGTGAATATGCTTTTTTAGGCAACATTCTTGTTACTGGTTCCATAAACGCCCCTTTCGCATTTATCCTTATTTGAAAAGTGCGCACCAGCAAAGTAAGGTTCTTTGTTTTCGGGGATCAGCCTAGATGCGCTATATTTGGTTGGTTGTTTAGGAAGAGTTAGCCGTTCGTTATATTCTTTGGTTCAAAGGGCTTGAAGTTTGTTTAGTAAAGGCGGATAATTGAATTGCCTTTAGAAACTCCTCTTTGAGTGATAAAGGTTATCACATACGACTTTAATTTAAGCCATCGTTCGCGCGGTGGCTTTTCTGTTCCTAAAACTCTAATTATTAATCAATAAAGCCGATTAATTTTTGTTCATTATAGCAAATTTAATTATAAAGTTTAACTACGTTTAGTTACGGCTCTTTCATATCTAATCTATTGATATTATAATAATTATGTTACATTTTAATTTGAAGTGTAACAGGGATTCCCAGTGAATTGGGAATACTTGTAAAAATGGTCTTTCGATACGTCATTATGTCATCATCCCCTCGTTGTGAAACGCGGGGATTTTTTTGTCTAACGTTTGCTATTTCCGTTTAACTTTCTTCATTTCTTTGAGTTGCTTAGCGGCTATAAAGTAAATCGTTTCCAGCGCGTCCATATTGGACTGTTCGGCCTGTTGTTTATTTCTCGTTTTGCTGCATCGCATTTACATTGAAGAATGTAGATAACTTCGTCCAGTGGATATGGTTCATTGTCATCATACAAGCTAATAAAAGTGAAAAGTGCGGTAGATTTCTTATAGTGTTTCACTGCCGCTATTAGTAAGTTCTGTTTTGCCTCTTTACATCTAATCATATATCCAATCCGTTAAATTGCTCTAGTGCGTGTTTGTGTTCGTCTGATAGTTCGAAAATTAAATCACCGTATTCAAGTTGATAAGTGCCGAAAGACATTAGGAAGGCGACTGCTGGGTCTATCTTGTTTGCGGCTTTCTTCTTGTTCGGTTTAATGTTGGCGTTCGCATCAGTTTCCATAACTACATTTGATAAAGCCCACGCAAGCACCGGATCGCCATTGTGTTCTATCATCTGTCTGTTTATTAAAACTTCCGCACTTTTCGCCACGGGGCTAAATCGTTGGTATGTTTGCGGGAATGGTTCTACTTCAAGCCCCGCCGCTTGTAATTGTGTTCGTAAATGGGTTGCGTTCCACACATCAAAGCCAATCATTTGTATATCAAACCGTTCAGCATCTTTTAGAATATCGTCTCTGATTTTGTCGTAGTCGATGCAATCCCCTTCTGTTGTGATTAACCAGCCATCCCGCACCCACTTCCGATACATTGCGCGGTTTTTATTTGCCACGTTGTTAAGCTGAAATTCTGGAATGTAGTGTCGTGTAAGCAATCTAACTTTTTTCCCGTGTGGGAATGTATAACAAAGGCTTGTTAAATCGCTGGTACTTGATAAATCAAGCCCTAAATAGCAAGTTTGATGAAGTAAATCGCTGTCTGTGTACTTCCGTTCGCATTGCTCCCAGTTTCCATCACCTAGCCATGGAGTAGTTCCTTGACACCATACATTAAAACGCTTAGTTAGCATTTCCACCCATTCGGACGGAATCCCTTTAGCCTTTTTGATAGTATTCTCAAAGTCTAGATAAGGAATGGATTTACCTATATTCGGATTTGCTTTTATCCAGTTCTCTTGATTGTCGATTTCGTTTTCTTCATCTAACTCAAAAATCAACACAAATAAGCTATCGTTTTGCTCATTCCCTTCAAGGATTTGAGCGCAATAATCATAATGCTGCTTACAGGCGGAAATAACGTTACTTCCCGCTGTTGTAATAGCAAAGAGTAAACCTTCAGGGCGTGCGCCTTGCCCTAGCTCTAACGCGCTATATACGCTGTTGTCTATATGTAGGTGATATTCATCAACAATCGCTAAACTAGGGTTAGTTCCTTCAATCGTTGAGGATTTAGAGGCAAGCGGTCGCATAATGCTATTGTTCTTCGGATTGATTAGCTTGTGTTGTTGAATGTTAAGTCTTTTCCTCAATGGAGATGAAAGTAAGCACATTTGACGGGCATCATCAAAAACTATCCTTGCCTGATCTCGGCTAACTGCTGCGGTGTAAATATCCTGTTGTCCGCTTTCCATTACCAGAAACCAATTTGCTAAAATGGCCGCTATCGTTGATTTTGCGTTTTTTCTTGCTACTTGAACGTAAGCGGAACGATATTTTCTGAATCCTGTGTCTTTACGCTTAAAGCCTAGAATGTTGGCAAAGAGAAAGACTTGCCAATCTGAAAGAATAATCGGCTGTCCGCGCAAGTGTCCTTTAACGTGTGGGCATAGTTTCGAGAAAGCTAAAAACTTTTCAACTACGCTTTTATCAAAGAAATAATCAGGATTGTTTAAATCGTTAAAATAACGCTCTACGGCTTGTTTTATCTTCTTACAAGCCACTAACTCACCCGATTTAATTTTCTCTGCGTATGCGTGCCAGATTTCCATATTTCGCCTACATAGTTAGGATTTCATCTATCGCATCTTCTTCATCTACTTCAATAGGATTTTTTCTGCGGCTCACTGGGTCGAAACCTAGTAAAGCTGACATCTTAATCATCACTTTTTCAGCATCCGCTTTCGCTGACAAGGCTGGATTTCTTGATTGAGTGCCTTGACTATTAATGATAATGAACCCATTTTTCGCTAAATCTGCTACGGAATGACGCCAAATTGCGTAGTTTTCGCAATAAATTTCAAGGTTTGTTAAATCTTCTGCTTTAATATCGCCACGTTCTGAAAGTTGCTTGATTCGGCTTTTCCATTGGGTCTTAGCGATACTGTCTAAGAAGTCTGGTGTCTTATAATTTCGTTTTTTACTCATACTTTTCCTTATTTTCGAAAAAATTGCCTCGCGTGTAAGATTCCATCCGGATTTTGGTTTCGATGAAGTGTTATTTCGTTTTTAAACACTCCCCCACTCCATTTTTAATCTATTTTTCCTTTGTTAGCGCGGTTTTATGATTATCGCACTCCATTTTCCTCGCTCCATATCCGCGTTGGTCTATTACTCGTGTTTTGTAACTGTGACAATTTCGGCATAAAGCTTGATGATTAGATTCAACCCAGAATAGAGGGTCTGCCTGTCCGTTCTCTACTGGCTTAATATGGTCTATCACCGTTGCGGGTGTATAAAATCCGTCCTCTAAGCACATTACGCAAAGCGGGTGAAGGCGCAAGTATTGCTCCCGATACTTTCTCCATCTGTAGTTATATCCTCTAGCACTACTGCTTTCTCTTGTGTCTTTAACCTTTGTTTTGTGTTCTTCACATCTGCCAGACTGTACCCTGTTTCTACATCCGGGAAATGTACATCGTCTTAATGGTTTGTATGGCATATCTGTTACTAAACCCTTAGTAAGCGCAAGGCTCGCGGTAAATATCCCATAGAGATTTAACAGTCATAGGGATAAGTGTTTGTTGCGTATCTGTTGTTATTTCTCGGTTACTGTATAAATGCCCGATATACATTAAGCAGCCCACTTTTATAGCTGGGGTAAAAGGAACGGTCTTTTCTGTTTCTTCATCACCAAAGGTTTTGCCTATATGTTTTTGGCATACTTCAAAGGCTGCTACCTTATAGCTTTCGATTAAGTCATCATCTAAATCATGATCTACGTTTAAATGCTGCTTAATTTCTTCAAGCGTTAAATCAGTTTTTTCCATTAGTTACCTCTTTACAAATAAGTTGTAATTCCCTGTGTGATTCCTTGCTATCAATGATGCTGGTTATTTCTAAGTGGCGATTACCGTATTTCACGCGCATTGTGTTATCTACATTCGTTCCGTATCTAATACGGATTCGCACAATGTTTTCATTCGTTACGCTTGCGCTAGCAAAGAACTCTCTACCCTGTAACGGTTCAACCGCTGCGCGTATATTCGCAACGGTTTTCCACTTACTTACAAATCCGCCATAATCATTAGTCTCGTTTACTTGTTTTTGTAAACTTATCGCCTTGTTATATTTGCCGGCTCTAATCATTCTAGGCATCGTTCACCTCGTTTTCGTTTACGCTATCATTGCGTTTAACTTCTACGGTTTGTTTCCATGCTTGGCTAAATTCATCACCGCCAATATAAGGCGGCAAGCCTTCACGTCTGCGCACTTCATTAGGTGACATTACGCCCGCTTTAATCGCCACATCATAACTATTGAAACGTTCGTTTTGACTGGTGCGGAGTAAGTCGCTTGTGTCAAATTCGATTAAGTGCCGTTTCTTGCTACTGCTCGTTAAGTCAATCATTAAGGCATCTTTAAGCTGTTGTTCAAAGTTAGTCAGCCATGGCCGCAAGGTTTGTGATAAGAACGCTCTACTAGCCTCACTGAAATTCGCATAACTACTATTGGAATAATCTTGTAGGAAAATCGGGCTTATGTTGTAGATTCGGGCTATATCGGAAATTGTGAAGGTTCGACTTTGTAACCATTCAGCATCTTGGTTTGTCATGCCTAATTGTTTGTATTCCATTGAGCCTTCAAGGATTGGTGTTTTACCCGCGTTCTTCGCGCCTTTGTAACGCTCTAAGGCTTTCACTGCTTTCTGTGCTTTCGCATCGTCTAACCATTCAGCCGTTGAGATTAGTCCGCTTGCCATCAATCCGTTTTTCATAATTGATGCGCCGTGTCGTTGTTGTGCTAAGCCTAGTCCAATCGTTTCACGGCAAACTGTCACAGGTGAACGCCCCATAAATCCATCAAGGGAACTATGGCGTAGGTGTAACATTTCATCTTGAAGGTAGTTTCTAGTTACTCCGTTTAAGTCAGTTACTTGGTAAATATGTTCGCCTGTTACTTTACGGAAGATATTTACTTCGCTCGGCTGGTAAGGTGTAAGGCTTACAGGTTCGCCCTTGTTATTCCACTCAATCACTGCGTAAGCATTACCAGTTAGCAAACAATGGCGCATCATCGTATATTTGAACTGGTAAGGCGTTTGATTTCGGTTAGGCATTTCATTTAAAAGATATTCAACCGGATGACGGTAGATTCTTTCTCGCCCATCTTCTTTCAGTGCGTACAGATAACAAGGCATAGATGCTACCGCCTCGGCAATCACTGTGACAGCGTTCATAACCGCTGGTAGAGCCTCTGCCGTTTGTGGGCTGACATATTCGCCCGCGCCTGTATTATTTACGCCCATGTAAGAGATGAATTCATCAATAGTGATTGGTTCGCTGCGTTGCTCTTTTCGTCTAAAAGGATTCCACATATTAAGCCTCCGCTACATCAAGCCAGCGTTTTAAGATAGTGTTTGATTTACCCTGTGTTTGTTCTTTTGCTGCGACCATTGAGCGCTTAGCGATTTCAACACTGCTTTCCGGATAGGCTGGAATACTTGTTACAGTAACTTCAAAGAGATCTGCTTTAATTACATTTCTTTGATAAGGCTCTACATCAAAATTCCATTCTTCTTTAATCGCTCTGAATCCGAAAGACATCCCTGTAATATCACCGCGGGAAACGCTAACTAATAAATCTTTTCCGATTGTTGTATCGGGCGGAGTTAGTTCAAAGCGTAAGCCGGTTGAATCTTCTTCTAGCTTTAATGTTCCCGCACTTGTTCGACCTAGTAACTTGGTGTAGTCATGTTCAAAGAGTGCGCGCACATCTTCGCCACTCGCTAGGCTGTCACTGAAAGCTTTAGGCGCAAAGGATTCCACAAAATCACAGTAAAGCACTTGTGAAGGGCTATTCCATTTCACCGCATAACCGACTAGCTTTTGATTTTCTTCATCGGCTGAAAGTGTTGCGGAGCGGATTTCAAATTCTTTATTCATATTTCACCTATTAAGCAAAAAAAGGGGCTTTCGCCCCTCTATGATTTATGCTGTTGTCTCAATCACTTTGATAGCGTTTGAATCTACTACGCCACCGCCTAAATATTTATCGGTGTGTACTTTATAGAATCCCGGTTCGGTTAAGTTGTCCGGACGGGTTCGCACGCCTGTTTCGTGATCTACGATGAAATATCCGCGCTTGAAATCACCGAAGGCAATTACTGCTTTATTTGCTCCGCCTGTCGGCATTGTTTCTAAGAAGTGGACTGGGCGACCTAATAATGTTGCTGGGGCATCAGTTGTTAAACCATCGCGCCAGATATAATCGCCGTTTTTGTTTTTAAGTTTTTGTAATGCTGCTGCAATCGTTGATGACATCACCCATACGGCATTTTTGCGGTATTTGCTATGAAGTGTATAGAACGCATCGATTAAAGTATCTGCATCAATCTTCGCTACGCCTGCTACTTCAATTTTTTGAAGTTTGCCAAATTGGCGTACTTTGTCATCTTCGGTTGTGCGTTGGTAGGTTAAGAAGCCTTTTGATTTCTTGTTACCATCACCGGAAGTTAAATCTGTTTCTTCTGTTTCTGTGAAGGTTTCAGAAATTTCATCAGTTAGCCAACCTAAAACATCAATGCTTGAGAAGTCTAAGATTTCTTGTGTAGTCTTAGGATAAGCATAGATTGAATTTAAAGCGATTGTTACTTCATGAAGTTTCGGGGTTGCTGTGCCGTTGCGTGCTGTGCCTTCTGTTCCGTGTTCTACTGCTGCGCCGCCAGCCGATCCTCAT